CCTCTATTGCCTTTGTTTTCTGGGGTTACATTATATTTGGCGTCTGAAAGTGTTTTTTGTATGGCTTTAAATAAAGTTGGAGCTGTTAAATTTGCTTCTTGTAATGATTGTTTTTTCGCAACTTTTATTTTTGATTTAGAAGGTAAATATACTTCTTTAATCAGTGCGTTTATGAAATTTTGACCCACGTTTTTGAATTTTAATAGACTCTTAACAAGCGATATTTCTTTCAAAGACTCTTCTCCGCCAGTCTCTTCGCCTCCAGTTTCTTCTGCTTCTTCTCCACCCTCTTCTCCACCTCCGGTTTGATCTCCGCCTCCGTTAGCAAATCCGCTGTTTGGAGAGTTACCAGTACCATCGTCTTCTCCTTCTGGTCTTGTGCCTTGTTCTGCTCCTTCAGGACCTTTGGTTTTTAAAGGACTTCCGAACTTAAGCAATCTTGCTATAGCCTGCATTGCCCTTTCTTTGGTACCAATATTGTTCATGTAATACCTTTTACCAGATATATTGGCCTCGTAAAAACCTTTGCCCATGTAAGTTATAAAGAAAAATTGACCGTTGTGTAAAACGATTTTAAAGGTAGTTGGTTTAGGCGCAACAACAAATATGGCTGTCAAGTATTGTTTGAAGTCTGAGCTCATTAGATCTACGAGAGTTCTTGTAAGCCCATGATACTTGCGTATAATAAATCCCATTGGATCCTCTTCGAATCCATGAGGTTTTGTAGGTTTTTCGTTTGGTTGCTTCTGAGGATCGTTTGGATCAGCATCGGCTTCCAATAATATTTTTAGTATGTTGTTGTTATCTATCATCATATATTAAGCCAATAGAGTATAGAAATTATGAAACTCTTTTAATCTTGCTTCCAATCCGATAGTCCCGCCATTTACTCGTTTAGTAATAGAAGTTACCACTGAATCAGTTGCTCCACCATCAGCCATAGTGTGCAATTTGTTCTTACTAAAGAACCAAGCTGCGGACAATAAAGGATATTGCGTTGCAACTAAGTTAGGATCGGAATCCACAGGAAGCCCAATGGATTTGAAGAACGCTTGGTAATTAGTTTTACCGGTTAGCTGAATAAAGCCACGACCACAGTGCTTAGCTCCATCGCCTGATGCTTCATCACCGTTACCCATTCTATTAGCGTACACTTTATTTGCGATCTTTTCAGGTTTTCTTTCATAAGGAAGGGCCGATTCTAATGTTGGGAAATATTTTTTAAAGATTCCGTTTAATCCTTTTGCGCTATAATTCAAGTTCTCTTTAACTAGTCTGAAGTTACCCGATTCATGGCCTGCTTGAGCTAAAAAATGAGCCAATCTCAATGGAGTATTGATCTCAAACTTAGCCATAGTATCTGGTAATTGTGCTATAACGCTATCGGGAACGTGTCCTTTTAGTTTTGTTAAGTTCATTTGTCTTTATTTTATTTGCGATGAATGCCTTTCCACATTGCTGCTGCAGCTACTTTTTTACCTGCTTCTTTGGATCCGTATTCTTTTGCAGCTTTTTTAGCCACTTTATCGAATCCACCGTGACCAACATTCTTGCCTTTATGAGCTTTCTTTTCAATACCGCTCTTTTGTTTCTTTGTTAATCCAGCTGATGGTTTTTTCTTTGCTTTTATGACTTCCATTAAGCTAGATAAGTCCATATCGTCGTTGTGCTCTGGTTCTTCTTCTGATGTATATACTGCGTCTTCTTCTCCATCTTCGTCTTCGAAATAGAATCCGTCGTTTGCTTGTTCGATATAGGTTTCTGACTTAGTAATATGATCTGCTATCCATGCCGGTACTTCTCTTTCTTCTTCTCCTAACTTGTGCAATAATTCTGTGGCAGATTTAATGATAGTTTCAAGGTTTTTTTGTGCCATAAAAACTTCGTGCTTTTCTTCTTCTAAATGATGATCTTCTTCCATGTGTCCGCACTCTTGGCATTCGCCTTCGTACATTGCAGGAACTCCGCACTCTTGACACATTCCGTATTCTTGCTCTTCTCTGTGAGGACGATGCTTTTCGTTTCCGAATCTAACGTCGTTTTCTCCAGAATCTTCGAAGTCTCTTTCGATAGGTCCTTGAGGATGCCCGAATTCTTTAAGAAGGGCCAATTTTAATTTAGTACTAGTTTTCATATCTTATATATTGGTATAAATATTGTCTATTTTTTATGTTTAGATTTGCTTGCTTTTTTCCAAAGATCTTTATCTGCTTTTCTAGCGTCACCTTTACCTGTAACAAAAGAATTTACTCTTGCCATTGCCCATTGATGTTGGCTAACTCCTGGTCTGTGCCCGGTTTTCCAAGCGGCTAAACCTTTATCGTATACTCCTTTTAACACTGATTTAGATATGCCGGTCGCTTTAGCTTTATGAGTTAACGCTACGTCCTCGTTCCCTTCGTTTATGCCTTCTCCAAATCTTTTTTCGTATGCAGATGTTGCTGCGCTTTTTTTGGTCTTATAAGGTTTCTTTTTATCTTTGTCCGAATAATCTGCGTCCCATTTTCTATACGCTGAAGGATCACTATTCTTTAATTTAGCAACTCTATCGATCTCGCCTTTCATGGCAGACTTATTCTTGGTCAAATAAGCTTTATTAACTTTGCGACCAGATTTTGTTCTTTCTGCTTCTGCGAGTTCTTTTAATATATTTGTTAATTTTATCATATTGATTTTATTTACCATGCGCGACAAGACCAATAATTAGCACGATATTTAGGCCCGGGATTCTCGCAATGGTGTCTAGCTCTATACGATTTTCTATGTTTAGGGAGGTGCTTTTTAATTGCAACGCCCTTTTGGCCGAAATTAACTTTGACTACAGTACCTTTTGCGTTCTTGACGTAGACAGATCTCTTTTTAGGTCCATCAGGAGTCAAGAATGGTTTTCCTAAAGTTACAGTTCTACCATGATATTTTGCTTCTTGTAAAGAATTCCAATGTTCTTTAATGTATTTAGCAAGACATTGTGGACAAAAATGTTCGGTCTCTATCATTATTTCTTTTTTTCTTCTTTCTTGTGTTTCTTTGATCTTTCAACCTTCTCTAATTTGTCCATTAGATCGTCTATTTGATGCGCCAAATGAGCAATGTGCTCTTTGTGAGATCTTGCGTTCTTAGGATCTTGTTTAGCTAGATCAACGTGTCCTTTTCTCTTCTTTTCTAAAGCATCGATAGTTTGAGTGATCTTTTTAGCCACGTGGTCTTTTTTCTTTTCTACTTCTTCAAGCTTTTTTAAATGAACTTGATGTAATTTATGAGCAGATTTAATAGCGTGTTCTCTACTTGGGTGTAAGCTGTGTACTTCTTCTGACATGATAGAGTGAGGCGCTAATCCTTTCAAAGGATCGATCTCTTTAACCATACCTGCAACAGTGCAGCCTTCGTGAGGATGTAATACTGCGTGGATTTCTCCGATATTATTTTCGTATTTTGGCTTTTTCTTTTTGTTTGGAAGACCTTTGTGCTTTGTAGAAGCGAAGTCAGTTGCTGATTTTTTAGTCATTGATTTTGCTAATTTTGCGACTTTAGAACTAGCGGGTTTTTCGCCTTGTTGTGCTGCGTGTACCATTCCCATTAGTCTTTGTTGCGATTTTGATTTTGCCGGCATCTCTATAGATTTATTTATAAATATGTTATAGATTAACTTCCTTTTGTTGCGATATCCACTGTTTTACCTCGTCGTACATTTTGGTTTTGTCGCCCTCTGACCAACTTTCTACTTCTCCTGACTCTGATACGAAAGAATCTCGTTGATTCAACCAAGCTTCTACTCGTTTTTCTAAGTCGTCCAATTGAGCATTTTTATTTGCGTTTTGTTGTTGACTAACGTACTCCAACCATTTGCCCTGTCTCTTTATTTCTGCTTCCATGTCTATTACGCACTCAAAACATATCTTGTGAATTCCGTACATTTTCTTGTTGAGATCGTCCAGTCTCATGGGTTTGCCACACTTTGGGCAACATAGCGGCATTACTACTAGCTTCTTCAAATCGTCCAACTTAGTAACAGTCTGCTTTATACCATTTGAGATCGTCCATTTGCGCCCATGCTCTTCCCATACGTCTCCTTCTTGATGGTCTTGATCTTTCTTTTCCCACCCTGCTAACACTTGAGTTTTATCTCCTGTCCTCTTTGTAATGATATTTCTCATTCTTTGGACGTCCTTTTTGGAAAACTCCCTCTTCAAAACATTTTCTTTCATATTCTTTATTTTATAAGTCTCTTCAATACGTTTAGCTTAACGCCTTCGTATATTAATTCATTTTTCTTGCCAAATTCTCTCATTAAAATACCAGCAACTACGTTAGCTTCGTCCTCAACCGGAGAGCCAGTTTCTCCAGATTGTGTGTACAACAATCCAAGTTCGTTCTGTCTGTGATGCGTTAATTCGTGACCCAGAGTTCTTAGGACGTCAGCTAAATTTCTATTAGCTATATACATTACTATAGAGTTGGTTTCGTTGGTATACTCACCAAAACTGTGCCTGGCTAATACCCAACTTTTGTCTCCAATGAATGTCATCTTTGGAAGCTTGTCTATCTTTAAATGATAGGCTGCAAAGTCAATAAAGTCCTCTATTAGGTCTATGCGTTCTTGTGTAGTCATTATTTTGTAAAGGTTGTTTGTAAGCCTCTAACTATAAAGGACCCGGTAATTTTAAATGGTTCGTTTGATATTGCTGGATCTCTTACGACTATGCCCTCTTGTTGATCGACTGGACCTAGCGGACTAGTCATTGACTTTAATAATACGTCTCCAAGTTCCATAGTACCTTCGTATATAGCGAAAGAGTCAATGGCGATCTTTGCGTCTTTAGGATCGGATACTAATTCTGTGACAGGTGTGCCTTTTTTAACTTCCAAGAAAACTAATTTACTCAATGCGTCTACTGTTTTACCGTCCTTTAACTTGAGCTTTATGCCTTTTGTGTTCTTGGCTTGATTCAACCAATCCCTTAGACTTTTTGTTTCTTTTTTGCCCTTTGCTAGTACTATAGAGTAACTCTTGGACAAAGCAGTACCAAAATTAGGAGTCTTAACAACTTTGGCAGGAATTGAGGACAGTACTTCGAATCCTTGTTTCTTTGCAAAAGGTTGTAGTTTTTGTATTAACGATTCTAATACGTCTTTTGAGTAAGGAATTTCGTGAGTTGATCTAGATTTTTTACCTGGATTTTGTGTTATCTCTAGTAAATTGTGTATGGCTAAGAAGTTTTTGCCGTAATCTTGAACGTTTGTTTTGCCTTCTACGTATTCTATGTTTAAAAGAATGTTGGGATTTTTAATCATGCCCAACTTGTTCAATTCGTCCTTAATTGAAGGCAAAGCCGAATTGAATATGTCCAGTACCTTTCCTCCAACTTTGATCATGCCGTGTCCAGGAGTATCGAATCTTGCCGGTAAATCGGCCTTGGTAACGCCTTTGATGTCTAGTTCTTTTCCTGATCCTCGATCTATTACGAACTCTCTTTTACCTTCTATGTTACCCAATCTTATAGAAGCGTTTACTCCGTCTATTTTTACTGGCGCTGGATTCTTTTGCAAGAATTTTGCCGTTTGTTCGAACACCGCTATTAAATCTTTACCGGTCTTTACTTTGTCCAAATCGAACGGATGGGCCATGTGTCCACCGGCTCCACCCTCCATTAATAGCTTTTTGAAAAGAGAAGTCAATACAGTCGTTTCTTTCAACGGTTGACTTGAAAACTTTTGCTTCATTAACATAGCTAGTTTTTCGTCCCACCATCCAAATACGCCTTCGAAGTTTTTCTTGTATTGCGCCGTAGTAGTAGGAGTCGATAGCGCTTTTCTAATGTTTGTACCGCTCATTTCGCCTATACCAGGAATATTGTGAGAAGCGTGATGAGCGACTATTAAATAGCCGTGAGAAGTGTAAGGCTTCATCACTCCGTCCTTTTCGTACTTTCTAAAATAAGAATCTGTACCGTCTTTTTTAGTACCAATTTTAAATCTTGGATCCTCTTGCATGTCCTTTTGACCTACCATGAATACCACGGCCGTAGTCTTAGGATCGTACTTTGATGTGATCTCTTCTGCTTTATAAGGATTTTTAACTTGAACTACTTGATTGCCGAATCCGTACTTAGATATAATTGCTTTTTTCTCTTTAAAGTTTAATGGACTCTTTGGAGGGTCTACTTTGTCCGTAGTGGCTATAAAAGTATCAGCTGATCCGAACTTTGATTCTAACCACTTGAAAGAATCTGCGTGGTGTTTACCAAATGGTTGAAATCTTCCACTAAAGATCGCGATGACCGTTTTTATCACATTAAATTCCATTTAAGTTTCTTAATAAATATGACTAAGGGTGCGCTATTTTAGATTTGCCATTAGTCTTATTAATTTCTATATGCGAATCAACGATGTCTCTCATAGAGTCAATGTGAGATATGATCATAATGAACTTAAACTGCGTCTTCAAATAGTCGAATAGCATCACCATGGAGTTTAAATTACTAGAATCCAATGCCCCAAAACCTTCGTCGATGGCCAAGAAATTAGGCTTGGGTAAGGAAGATACGTTAATCAATGAAGTTCTAATCGCCAAACTTGCCACAAACTTC